TTGTTACAAACATAGGATAAGTTATACCAGATGATATAATCATAGGATTTGAAGGTGTTGATAAAATGTTACCATAAGCATCTTTTAAACCTGTAAAAGTTGCTGAACCTGATACTACTGTGAATCCTGCGAAACTTCCTGTTACTGATGTTGTTGTTACTACTCCAGTAGCATTAACCCCTGTAGAAAACCATGAAAAAGGTAAAGGAGCATTAATAGTTGAAGAAGGGGTAGGACCTACATTTACAGTTAATGAATCCGCTGATGCTCCACTACCCCAAGTATATGTATAAGAACCAGCAGTTAAACCTAAAGTAGAAAAAGTTCGGTTAAAAAATAAAGCATTATTAGAAAGAGGATCTCCGGAAATATAAGAATTAGGTACATAAATACTTTGAAAAAATCCATGTACACCTACAATATCTCCACCAACAGTTAAAGGAGAAGCATCTACACCTCCAGGACCGAAATTATTTGGTCCTGTTATTCCACTATATCTTTTACCTGATCCACCTGTGGTAAGTAATAGTTCAGCTAACCCAGCATTAAGATTTGATGTTGAGGGAGCTGCTGTAGAAGAACCAAAAGAAGTTGTATTTATTGTACCGCTACCCGAAACAACAACATCGGAACCTACTTCTAATATATTAAAAAAAAAAGCCATTAATTGTTTTTAAAATTAAGGATAAAGTAATATTGCTCCTGATGAAAGTGAAGCGCTAGTTATATAAATTGGTATGGTGAATCCTACTGGAATAATCCAATCTATGGTTGCTAATTCTGCTCCATAAGCGTCTTTTAAACCGGTTATAGTTGCTGAACCTGATATTACTGTGAAACCAGCATAACTGCCTGTTACTGATCCTGTTGTTACTAATCCGATTGCATTTACGGGTATATTTGCCATATTATTCTTGTTTAAATAGTTTTATTAAATCGTTTAAATATTCTTGAGCCAAATCAGTACCATAAACAATAGTATAAGATTCTGGTTGGCTTCTATAAAAATCAATTGTTTTACTTTTTGCCTTTTGCATTAATGGAATCAATTGATTTAGTTTATCTTCTATAGCATCGAAAGCTCTAATTCGGCTTCCTATAAATTCTCTTCTAGAAGGATCGTTAATTTGCATATCGTCGAGAAATTTGTCGACATCTTCTGCTTCCCATAACCTTTTAACTTCAATCCCTTTAGCTTTTTTATTTAATGCTTTTTGGTTAACTAATTTATATTTAAAATCAGTTACGTATTTGTTTTTTGTTACACCTTTAGGACCTGCTGGTGCTCCTGGACCCATAGTTGCTCCTGGACCTTCAGCTACTTTTTTGTATCCTGCTTGTGTATAAGCTCCATATGTAGATTTACGTGGAGAAGGACCTGTATGATTTTCACCTTCACCACCTGAAGTAAAGAAAGAATTTGAAGCAATCGTTGATTCTTCATCTAATGGTTTTCTAATTTTGAATTTAAACTTAGCCATTAACTTTAATTATTTCTTCTAAAAGTTCGTAGTATTGTAATAAATTTACCAGGTCATCATTTCCAACATTAGATACTTTACCTAATGGAGTCAATAAATTAATAACTTCATTTAATTTAATTTGAATTGATTTTTCACTAACGTTTTTAGATAATTCTTTTAATTCAGATTTAATTTCAATTATTTTTGTATTATAAAATTCTTTTAATTTTGGAGTAGAGTCTACTGAATTAATGAATTCTTTTAATACTAATTTTTGGTTGTCATTTAATGTAGCGTATTTACCATTAAATTTCTCTAACATTACTCTGTAAGTTAAAATACGCAAATCTTTATCGTATGACTGGAATTCAGTTAATAAATCATCTTCAACTTTTTGTTTACTAACTTGTTTAGTTGTTAAACTTTCTAAAATAGCAATTTTGTTGTCAATCAGTTGGTTTGGATTGGATAAATTTTCGCTATTATATATCTCTACCAACGTATATAACGCAGCGTATACCTTGTAATTAGGTAATTTGGTTTTAAAAAACTCTTCTAAACTATAATGCTTAGATATTTCTTGAATCAAATTGTACTTTTGTCTTTTTAATGCTCCTCTATTTAAGTTCTTAGAAGATTCGATTACAGAGTTAATTATAACTTCGGCTTTACCCTCAGTTAAATTTTTGTATTTAGTTAAAGTCTCGTAAAGTTTGTATTCTCTGCCTAATTCAGTCTTTACAAAATATTTTTTTAGAATATGTGTTGCTTTTGAATCCCTGCCTGATAAGGTATCAGCAGTAATTGTGCGAACCAATAATTCAAAAATTATCCCTGTGTTTTTATATTTGGAATGTTTTATAATCATTATTTAATTTATTTTACGTATTCCCATTTAAACCCCCCAGCTGTTTTTCCCTCTCCTCTGGCTACTTTGTCTATCTTGTTTATATTAGTTTTTAATCGGGCTTCAGTAATACTAGACCATTCTTTTATAAAATTACCATTTAAATCATATTGTATAACGGGTTTACTTAATTTTTTGGATATTTTATTATTTCTCCAAGAACCTACAGTTTTCCCCACATAAAAAGGAATATTATTTTTTTCCAAAAAATAAATAGTAGTTAACATTTTGTTATAAATATATAAAAATTTTTATTCCTTTAACTTACTTTCATCTAACAATGAGTCTCCAGCTTCACTTATTTCAGGAGTTACTTTTTTAACTAATCCTTCAATCAAAGATTTGTTTTTCAAGTAAATTTGTTTTGCCTCTAAAGCCAAAGGTGATCCTCCTTTGTAATTTGGGTTAATACCACCTTGTTCATTTTCATTATCTTTAGCATTCATACCTTTAGCACCCAATCTGTCTTTACCAAATGGACTATCTTGTGTATTTCTGTTAGTTGATTTTTCTTCAGGACGTCCTAATTTAACATCACCACCATATCCTACAGGTACATTTTCAGGTTGAGACTGCATTCTTCCTTTACCATAAAGTGAAGCTAGATCATGTGGTGTACCATATGATTTACCTGTTATTTTAGGATCGTTTCCTTCTTCAGCGACTTGGTTTTGTCTGAAAATACGTTTTTGATCTTCAATAACTAAATCTCTATATTCATCATATTGATCTTCACTGAAGTGGAAAATATTATCATAAATCCAATCAGAAGGTAATATTTTAAGATCCATAATCTTTTGAGCCAAATCAACTTTTTGTGTTAATAAAGCAATTTTTTCCTGATCATAGATAATTGAAGGTGTAGTTAAATCTAATTCAAAATTAGTTAATTGTTCACCTGTATACCCTTGTGAATATAAATGTACTAATGCTATTTTGTATAATTCTGATAATACAATACGTTGGATTCTGTTAATTGTACGAGCAAATCTAATATCTTCTGCCGCTAATGTTGCTTTACCAGTTAAGTCTTTTTCATAACCCATAAATGCTTTAGGTACTTTTAAAGCAGCAAACAATTTATCTCTTAAATAAGTAACGTCTTGAATACCATCATACTGTAAACCAGGTGTAGTTTCAATTTTAGTAGATTGATCATTACCACGAATTGGAATGTAAAAGTCTTCCAATAGGTTTTGTTGATTGTATTTTAAGTTATAATCACCTGAATTACTATCCATTAATGGGGTACGTTTCATTGTAGAAATTGTTTTCTGCATGAAATTTTCTACCTCGTTTGGAGGAATAGAACCAACGTTAATGTAGAATATACGACGATCTGGTGAACGAGAAATTCTATGAATTAACATAGCATCTTCCATCAACACATATTGTTTAAAGATACGACGAGCTGGTTCTAGATATGAACGACCATAAGGTAAATAGTTAACATCAGTTAACAATCTAAAGTGAGCCATTTCATAATTGTCAAAATAAATACCTGGTTGATTATCAAATGTTCCTAAATTAGGAGTACCATAATAACCAGAACCACCAGCAAAAATACCTTCAGGTGAATATTTAAATCTTACAGCATTTGGATGTTCTTTGTCGTAATTTTCTTGACGTTCAATATGATAAGCTGTATAAGGAATTACATTGTAAACACCATATTTTTCAGCAATTTCTAATTTTAAGAAAAAGTCACCATATTTACACATTTGACGAATCCAAGACCATAAATTGAATTCAATGTTTAATACATCATAAAACAAGTTGTAAAGGATTTGTTGAATATCTTCATCACTTGATTTAATATGAAGCACTTCTCCCATATCACTTTTTAAAGTACTTTCATCAGAAATAATATCTAAAGCAGAGGCAACAATAGCATCATAATCCATGTTATCATAGTCTGAATAAACCATGGTTCTAAGATACTGCCAGTTAATATTAATTTGAGAACCTAATAAAGAAGTTGTTGATGGAGAATATAAACGATTATATCTATCAACTAATGAATTTGTTGCTATATCTCCTGATTGTTGAATGGAATCAACATCCATTACTTTTAATTGGTTTCCACCTTGATTTCTTATAATTACATCTGTTGAAAACAAACGTTGTAATCGGGTGAATAAGTTAGTATTTGCCATTTTTTATATGTTATTATTATAAATATTACAACAACCATTTAATGTCCTCAAATCCACCCTCTGTTTGAATAGAATATGGATTTTTGATGTGATTGTTATTATATCCACCAGTATAAGTAGCTTTACTCATATTTCCAAGTGTAGCGCGAGTCATATCGTGAGACATTTGCTGGAATTTTAATGAAGTGTCTCTTAGAAACATTCCAATACTAAAACTCATTACTAAATCATCATTGTAACCTGATTGAGCTTCAGGTCTACCATTTTTCCAAACAAATACTTTCATTTCTTCTAACAATCGTTTTGAACGAATTGTTACAGAACGATCACCAACATACTCTCTAAATTTATTTATTACTAATGGTCTTGTTCTTAAAGACATTGTAAAACCAGGTGTCATATCTGAACCACCATCAAATACTCTCAAGTATGATTCGGCTGTTAATTGATCTGATTTTGGAGAATGATATAAATTACGATATCCTCTTTCAATAATTGAATCTAATGTTGCCCAACCAATTGAGGCATTTTCAACTACCAACATTGCATTGTTGTATTCAGAACCTAATCCAACTAAGAAATATCCAAATTCTTTAGGAGGTAATTGTCCTCTATATTCAGCAACTTGTGTATTAGTTTTAATATCAATTACATGAGCTGTTGAAAAATCTTTACCATCACCTCTAGCCACGTCAGCCAATATCATATATTCACGAGAATAATCAGCTGGTTCCCATACCCATAAATTTTGGTCAGCACCTCTTCGTTCTATAGGATCTTGAATTGTTGTTGTTTTAATAAAATCAATCCATTCAGGATAAAACACTACATCACCTGAGGTATTAAAGTCACAATCACATTCTTGGGCTGCTAATCTAGGATCTCCTAACAATTCATCTTGTCTTTTTCTCCATGCCTCATCTCGTTCAGGATGAACATACCAAGGTAATTTAATTGGTAAGAAATCATTTTCAGCATTTTCAGCTGAAACCCAAGTTTTATGGAACCAGTTACCTGTACCATATGGAGTTGATAATACAATTGCTCCACCACCAGTTGCTAATGTTTGTTGAGCAGAAGCCCAAATTTCACCAATTTGTTCAATAAACGCTGCCTCATCCACTATCAACAAAGATACAGCTTCTGAACGACCTGCATCACTGTTTGCTGAA